GATCAAAATCCTGTAAAACGATATAAGTCACCTGATGGAACTATTCGTTATATTAAAGACAATAAATTGCATAACGCTGATGGACCAGCTTTAATTCATCCAAATGGTAAAGAAGAATACTATTTAAATGGTATTTTTTATACTAAAGATGGTTTTAAACAAGTTAAAAAAGATGGTGTTGGTTTACCATGGTATAAATCAGGAGTAGCTAAAGCAAGACATTAATATGAAAATAGGTTTTTGTGGAACAGTAAGTGTAGGAAAAACTACATTAGTAAATGCTTTAAAAGAATTACCCGAATTTAAAGACTATACATTTGCTACTGAACGTAGTAAATATTTACGTGATTTAGGTATCCCTTTAAATACAGATAGTACATTAAAAGGTCAAACTATATTCTTAGCAGAACGTTGTAGTGAATTAATTCAAGAAAATATTATTACAGATCGTACTATTATAGATGTTATGGCATTTACATTTTGTGCTGAATCTATTGATCCATTTGATAAGGATAGATTTGATGAATATGCTTCTAGATTTATTGAAGAATACGATTGGATTTTTTATGTTAGTACGGCTGGTGTACCTATTGAAGATAATAATGTACGTACTACTGATGCTGAATATAGAGATAGAATAGATCAAATGATCAAATACATATATTCATCTAGATTAAGTAATATTAGAAATTTTGGTATTATATCAGGTTCTACTGAGACTAGAATAGAACTAATTAAATCTTATCTAGGGTTATAATATTTATAACAAAAACTACTTAATGAAACGCAGAGATTTATATAATTATATTAAAGAAGAAATTGTAGAAGCACTTTCAGAATCAAATACAGCTATGGTTACTAGTAAAGCAGGTACTAGACCAGTTTCATTTACAAATTCATCAGAATTAAATCCTTTAAAATCTGATTCTAATGTAAGTGCAATTGTAACAACTGCTGGCCAAAAACTTAAAGAAATGGCTAATGTAGCTGATATAATTAAAATTCAAGATCCTGAAAAATTTGCGTTAGCTAAAGAAATATACACAGCAGGTAAAACTGGAGCTTTACTAGCAGCAGTAGAATCAGCAGGTACAGAAGGTATAACTAAAACAAGTTTAGGAACTACTTTAAATATTAGAGATTCTGAATTAAGTCCGATTATTAATAGTCTTAGAGCAGCAGGCGTTTTATCTCCTAAAAGAGAAAAAGGAGTTAAAGCAGCAGAAGAGGAACCAGAATTACCAACACTTTCACCTGATGAAGAACCAGAAGAAGATGATTGGGAAGTACAAAAAACAGCACCAGCTGATGATTGGGAAACACCTGAAGAAGAAGAACCATCTGAAGAAACACCAGAAGTAACAAACGATAAAGAAGTTGAAAAAACTGTTGGTAAAACATATGCTGAATTAACACCTGAAGAAGAAGAAACATTTAAAAAGTATAAAACAGCAATTACTAATAAATTAAAAACTTTATTTGATAAAAAATCATCTGCTGACACTAAAAAAATGGCACAAGCTTCTTTAGATAGTTATAAGAAAAATGATTCTATTAAGAAAATATTTACTAAAAAAGGTTTAGATTTAATTAGCTATATTAACAGTGAACGCTCTGAACTAAACAAATAATATGTCGCAAGACCTAAAACAAATAATAAGAGAAGAATATATAAAGTGCGCTCAAGATCCGGCGCACTTTATGCGTAAATATTGTTATATACAACATCCGCAACGCGGGCGAATTATTTTTAATTTATATCCATTTCAAGGTAAAGTATTAACATTATGGAGAGATAATCCATATTCTATAGTTCTTAAATCAAGACAGTTAGGTATATCAACTTTATCAGCAGGATATTCTTTATGGTTAATGTTATTCCATAAAGATAAAAACGTGTTATGTTTAGCAACTAAACAAGAAACAGCTAAAAACATGGTAACTAAAGTCAAATTTATGTTTGATAACTTACCATCATGGCTAAAAATGCCTGCTGAAGAAAATAATAAATTAACATTACGACTAAGTAATGGATCACAAATAAAAGCAGTATCAGCAGCATCAGATGCAGGTCGATCAGAAGCAGTATCATTACTATTAGTAGATGAGGCTGCGTTTATTGAGAATATAGATCACATTTGGGCATCTGCTCAACAAACCTTAGCAACAGGTGGAGGTGCAATTGTATTATCAACTCCATTTGGTACCGGTAATTGGTTTCATCAAACATGGGTCTCAGCTGAAAACCAACAAAATGATTTTTTACCTATTAAATTACCATGGTATGTTCATCCTGAAAGAGATGAATCATGGAGAAAAAAACAAGACGAATTATTAGGTGATCCTAGATTAGCAGCACAAGAATGTGATTGTGATTTTTCAACATCAGGTGATGTAGTTTATTATCCAGAACATCTTGAATATATGACTACTACTCATGTTGTTGAACCTATGGAAAGACGAGGAGTAGATAAAAATTTATGGATTTGGGAATCACCAGATTATACTAGAAGTTATATAGTAGTAGCAGACGTTGCTCGAGGTGATGGAAAGGATTTTTCCGCATTCCATATATTTGATTTAGAAACAAACGCTCAAGTAGCTGAATATAGAAGTCAATTATCACCTAAAGAATTTGGTTATATGTTAGTAGGTATAGCTACTGAATATAATGAAGCTTTATTAGTAGTTGAAAATGCAAATATAGGTTGGTCAACAATAGAATCAATTATAGAAAGAGGATATAGAAATCTCTATTATTCACCAAAGAGTGATTCCCCAACAGCTGATTCGTATATTAATAGATATGAAGATACATCTAAAATGACTCCTGGTTTTACTATGTCGTTAAAAACTCGTCCTTTAGTAATTAATAAAGGTAGAGAATATTTTGGTGATCATAGTGTTATAATTAGATCAAAACGATTAATTGAAGAAATGAAAGTTTTTATTTGGAAAAATGGTAGAGCAGAAGCACAATCAGGATATAACGATGATTTAGTTATGTCTTATAGTACTGCTATGTATATTAGAGATACCGCTTTAAAAAATAAAACACAAGGAATAGAATTAACAAAAGCAACAATAAGTAATATATCAAGACCTTCTCAATATCAAGGAGCTTATTTCTCAACAGGTAGAGATAATCCATATCATATGCCTACAAATAATGGACATGAAGATATTAGTTGGTTATTTTAAAAAATAAAAGATGGCAGATACTGGTGTATTTTCAAGATTAAGAAGGTTATTTTCAACCGATGTTATTATTCGTAACGAAGGTGGGAATCAACTTAAAGTAATGGATGTAGATTCCATTCAACGAAGTGGTAAATATGAAACTAATGCTTTAATTGACCGATATAGTAGAGTATATTCGTCTAACGCAACATCACTTTATGGTCAACAATTAAATGTTAACTATCAATATCTAAGACCTCAATTATACTCAGATTATGATGTAATGGATAATGATGCTATCGTAGCATCAGCTTTAGATATTATTTCAGATGAATGTTCATTAAAAAATGAAATGGGTGAAGTACTTCAAATCCGCAGTTCAGATGAAGATGTACAAAAAATTCTATATAACTTATTTTATGATGTTTTAAATGTAGAATTTAATTTATGGTCTTGGACTCGTCAAATGTGTAAGTATGGTGATTTCTTTTTAAAATTAGAAATAGCAGAAAAATTTGGAGTATATAATGTTATTCCATATACTGCCTATCATATTGAAAGACAAGAAGCATATAACGCTGAAACACCAACAGCAGTAAGATTTAGATTCAGCCCAGATGGATTTGCAACTGGTACAGCCGGCTCAGGACAATATACTGTACCTAATTTTGGTAATAACGAAAATGACGCCTCAGGAATATATTTTGATAATTATGAAATGGCTCATTTCCGTTTATTAACAGATGTTAACTATTTACCTTATGGTAGATCATATATTGAACCAGCTCGTAAATTGTTTAAACAATATACATTAATGGAAGATGCTATGTTGATCCATAGAATATCTCGCGCACCAGAAAAACGAGTATTTTATGTTAACGTAGGAGCAATTCCACCTAATGAGGTAGAAAATTTCATGCAGAAAACAATTCGTACCATGAAAAAAACACCTTATATGGATCCACAAACTGGTGAGTATAATTTAAAATATAACATGCAAAACATGTTAGAAGATTTTTATATTCCGGTTCGTGGTAATGACCAAACAACTAAAATTGAAACTACTAAAGGTTTAGATTATAATGGAATTGAAGACGTAGTTTATTTAAGAGATAAATTATTTGCTGCTTTAAAAGTACCTAAAGCATTTATGGGTTATGAAAAAGACTTAACTGGTAAAGCAACATTAGCAGCCGAAGATATTCGTTTTGCTCGCACAATTGATAGATTACAACGTATTTTATTATCTGAATTATATAAAATTGCTTTAGTACATTTATATGTTCAAGGATATAAAGGTGAAGCATTAACTAATTTTGAATTATCATTAACAACTCCTTCAATCATTTATGATCAGGAACGTATTGCGTTAATGAAAGAAAAAGTTGATTTAGCTAAAAATATAATGGATGCTCAATTATTACCTAGCGATTGGATTTACCATAATATATTCCACTTTAGTGAAGACCAATTTGATGAATACAGAGATCTTATTTTACAAGATGCTAAACGTAAATTTAGATTAGCTCAAGTAACTGAGGAAGGAAATGATCCACTTGAAACAGGTAAATCATATGGTACACCACATGACTTAGCATCATTATATGGTAAAGGTAGATTAGCATCAGATCCAGGTAATGTACCTGCGGGTTATGGTAAAGATGTAGAATTAGGTAGACCAAAAGAAAAGGTAAGTACTATTAATACTCAACAAAATCCATTAGGTAGAGATAGATTAGGAAAAACAGCTATGAAATATGATGATGAAATGGCTGGTCAATCTAAACAATTAACTGAAAACTCTCAAACCACATATCTTAAAAATAAACAACTGTTAGAAAGCATGGAAAAGCAGTTAGTATTTAAAACAGATAAAGCAAAAGAGTCACTACTTGACGAAAATCAATTGCGAGATTAAATAATTATTATATATTTATAACAAAAACAACAACTTAAATGCTTATAAAACATTCGAAATTTAAGAATACAGGCATTCTCTTCGAGCTATTAGTTAGACAAATAACCGCTGATACTTTATCAGGTAAAAACTCTGAAGCAACTAATATTCTTAAAAAATATTTTAGTAAAACTGAATTAGGTCGAGAATATAAGTTATATGATAGTTTGCTTAAACGTACAAATTTAACTGAGGGAAAAGCAGAAGTTGTAGTAAATACAGTTTTAGAGAGTTCTAAACATTTAAATAGATCGGCGTTAAAGAGACAAAAATATAATTTAATTAATGAAATTAAAAAACATTATAATTTAGAAGATTTCTTCAAAACGAAATTACCTAATTATAAAGCACAAGCTGCTATTTATACATTAATTGAAGGATATAATAGTGGTAAAAATGTATCTCATGAACAGTCTATTACTAATAAATTAGCTTTACTAGAACATTTAACTTCATCTAAAGCAAAACTAAAAGAATCTACAGATGAAGTTATTAATGAGTTTGCTCATTATGATAAAGATACACGTATATTAACGTATAAAATTTTATTAGATAAATTTAATGATAAATACTCAGATTTTAGTAATACTAAAAAAACGATTCTTAAAGAGTTTATAAATAGTGTTGATAATACAAATAAACTTAAAGAGTTTTATAATATTAAAATTAATGAGTTTAAAAATGAACTTGTTAGATTAAATAAAAAAACTCAAAATCAAGTTACTAAAATTAAAATTAATGAGGTTGCAAATTTATTAATTGAATTAAATAAAAACGATAAAGTAAATAATGATAATATTGTTAATTTACTTCAATATTGTGATTTAATAGAAGAACTTAAATTAGCAAATGGCAAATAGTAAATTTTCATCAGGTGGATACTCTACAAAACAATCCAATATAGACCCAGAAACTGGATCTGTTACATGGGATGTTACTTATAAACCAGATTATGCCTTAATGTACAAAACATTTAAGGAACTTAATAATGAATATAAAAAGTTTCTTACTTATAAAGAAACAGCTGAAGATCCAAATTTTAAGAAAATATACAATGCTTTTAATACAGTATGGAATGCATTTAGAACTCATATTCGTACTGCTTATCCTGCTGAATATAAGAAATTAAAAACTGTAGACGAACAAAAACTTAAAGAAGTAGTATTCAATAAGTTAAAAGAAATGAGTGCTACAGGAGCAGGAGCTGGAGCAGCTACTTTTACTCCTGGTACTGGTGCTAATTATGCTACACCAAATGCTTTTAATCCGAATAAAAAAGCTAAAGGAGCAGAACATGTTTATTATTATAAATTAGGTTTTAAACCAGTAAATGCTGAAAAACTCCATAAACAAGCAAAAGGTATTGACCATAAAAATTTATGGAAGAAAAAATTAACTGAAGAATCAACCGAAGCATATATTAATTCACTTAACTTAACTAATCCTGCATTAACTCAATTTATTACAGGTAGAATAAGTGATTTTGATAAAATAGAAGATAAATTAAATATTTTACTTCCATTACTAAAACAAGCTAAAACTAAGACAATGGAGTACTATCAAACATCTCCAGATTTTAAAGTACAATACGGTACAGATTTAGCAGCTGATTATTTAGACGATATTATAAAATTATTTAGAGAAAAAAAATAATGAAAACACTTCAAGAACATTTTAACCTTATTAAAGAAGGTAAAGGAAATAAAGCTCAATTCTTAAAACAAGCTCGCTCTTTATTCCCAGAATATTTTAACCAATATACAGATTTTGATACTGCAACAAATGTATTAAAATCTAAACAAATCATTAATGAATCAGCAGGTGGTGTTGTAGCTAAAGGATTTAGCGTATATGATTGGAAGAAAATTTTAGGTGAAGAAGTTAAAGCAATGGAAAAAGAAACATCTAAAGAAGTATTAGATAAGCAAGCACATGCTT